GATTAAATGTTAGTAAGTTCTCAGCTGATGCATTAGCAATATTAAATCAAAAAGGATATATTGATGCAACCATATAAATAGGGAGCCTACTTAGATAGGCTTCTTTATCTATGTAAAATATTAATGTAAGAGTGAATTAAAGGGGGAATATAACGACTATGAACATAGATACAATTAATGAACAATTAGCTTTATTGGAAAATACTAAATCTGAAATAAAACAAACTTTAATAAATAAAGGTCAAGATATAGATGATAGTACACCATTTAGCGTATATGCTGATGAAATAAATAATTTAATTGATACACGTGATGCTGATGCTACAGTTAATAATATAGAAATTGGTAAAACTGCATATGTCAACGGACAGAAAATAGAAGGCATATTATCATTAGGAACATCTATTGAAGCAAATCCAACTTCTGCCACAGAAAGTGGTAATTATATAAAACTTGCTACAACTATGTCAGAAAAAATAATAATGACACAAGGTTCTCCTGTTGAATTGGGTATTAGAAAAGATTATTTAGCAAGAGATATTAGTTTGACGGCAGATAAAATAAAACAAGGTGAAACAATACTAGGCATCACAGGAACTTATGAAGGATATGTAATAAAAGAATATGCAACTGAGACAGAAATGAATGAAGATATACTGAATATATCAGATGGTGAGATTGTAAAAGTTATAAATAGTGGTACGATAACATATTATATAAAGGAAACATCAATGAAAAAGTTAGTAAAAGAAGAAGATACTTTATCACCAACAGAATATCAACAATCAGAAACACTTGTAGCTGATATATTAAGTTAATATATTAAAAGAGCCTAAAAAGGGCTCTTTTTATTGTGTGTAAAATATTAATAGAACTAAAAAATTAAGGAGATATTGTAGATGTCAAAATTATTAGATAATTTAGAAGAAATAGAAATGCAAAAAGCATCATTTATTATACCTAAAAATTTAAAAAAAGATGTTAAAGCATTAGGTGTAACAGGCATATTAGATGGTGGTATAGATACAAGTGATGCAACAGCAACATCTAAAGATATAAAAGAAGGTAAAACAGCATATGTTAATGATGAAAAAATAACTGGTACATTACAACAAGCTGATACAGATTGGGCATTAAATGGTATAACAGATGAACCAATATCAGTAGAACTTAAAACTGGAAATCCAGACTATATACAAATGAAGTTTAAAAGAAGTGGTACAGATATTGTAGTAGGTGGTTCAAGTAATGTTACAGCAAATATGTCACAAGAAACTATGGCAGTAGTTTCAAATATAACACCTGATAAAATAAAATCAGGTGAAGTAATATTGGGAATTGCAGGTAATTATATAGGGTTAGATACAAGTGATGCAACAGCAACAGCTGATGATATTTTAAAAAATGCAACAGCTTATGTAAATGGTACTAAAGTAGTGGGAAATGTGGCTGATTATAGAGATGGAACTATAACACCTAGTGATGCTGATATTGAATGGGTAGGAGACCCTCAAGTAGATAGAATATCATTTACAGAAAAATATGGAGGTTATAACGTATGCTTCATTGGTCCAAATACAACTTTAGGTGCTTATACTCCAGTTTCTAAATTAGCCAATTTTATTAATTTAACACCAGATATATTAAAAAAAGATGAAAATATATTAGGTGTAACTGGTACATACGAAGGTTCTGGAGGTAGTAGTGCTGAATATGATAATTTAATATATAACATTTTATATAACTAAGTTGGAGGTAAATATGTCAACAAAATCTAATCTTAATGATATATATAATATTAAAGTAAATATTTTAACTGAATTGGAAAATAAGGGAATATCAACAACAACTAATTTAAGTGATATTAGTGGCTTAATTGATGCTGGGTTCAATTTGCAATCGGATGTTGGAGTTATTTTGCGTGTGAACTATGTTGGCAGATATATATATAATAAAACTACTGCAACAAATGGAGGTCTTTTAGGTTATTTTAGTAAAGAAATGACTATAAATTCTGATAAAATTACAAATCTAAGTAGACTTAGCAATAATAGTAGAGGTATTTATAATATAACTGAAGTAAATGTTCCAAATTGTAAAAATTTGTATTACGCATTTTATAGTAGTGGTGGATATTATGGTGATATATATGCCCCTAACTGTATTAATGCTGCTTATGCACTTGGTTCTGGTAATAATAGTACTTTGACCACAATAGGTAATGTTAATTTATGTAATGCTACCAATATAGATGGGTTGTTTAGTGGTAAAAGTAATCTAACTAATTTAGGTATTGTAAATATCTGTAAAGCATCATCAATATGTGGGTTGTTTAGAGGTTGCTCTATGCTAACTACTAATATGGTAAATAATGTTATGTTTAATAACATTATTACAAACATTGCAGGTGCATTTTCAGGGTGTAAGTCATTAGAATATATTCCAAATCTAAATCTTAAAAACATAACAAATATATCTAATACGTTTAATGGATGTGAACTGTTGCAAGAAATTCCTAACTTTGATACTTCATTGGTAACAAATTATTCTTATGCATTTTCTAACTGCTATAATATTAATAACTTTAGTAATCTATCTTTTATCAACGCAGTTAATATGCAAGGAATTTATTGTAATTGTTTTAAATTAAATAATAATGGGGAAATATATGCACCTAATTGTACAGATTTAAGTTATGCATTTTCTAACTGTTGCAATCTAACAAATATTTCAAATCTATATATGCCAAGTTGTACAAATGTATCATATGCATTTTCTAACTGCATCAATTTAAAAAACATTCAAAATATGTATATACCAAATGCTATTAATTTATCTCATTCATTTTATCAGTGTGTAAATTTGACAGATATTTCAAATTTACCGTTTAATATGAATGTAAATCATATATCTTATATGTTTTATAATTGCACGAGTATTAGAACTATACCAAATATTAATACAACATTGATTAAAAATGCTGATTATGTTTTTTCAAACTGTACTAATTTGAGGGATTTACCTAATTGGGATATGTCAAATGTTATAAATATAAATGGAATATTAATAGGATGTAATTGTAATTATCCTCATCAATGGAATTTAAATAAAGTTACTAATAATGTGTTTTTTGCATTTAAAAGTACAAATTTTAGGTTTTCTCAGGATGTAAATTTATCTAGTTTAAAATCAGCTTGGTGTATATTTGAAAGTGCTAGAACTGAAAATTATCCAAATATGTACTTTAACAATGTAACTAATGTGTATTATATGTTTGGTTACTTAAATACGGTTAATTTAAATATAAATTATTTATATGCACCAAATTTAATGAATGCAGCATATATGTTTGGTAGTTTAAATACTACACGAAATGTAAATATTAATATGAATTTATATGGTGCTACAAATTTATCTGGAATGTTTGGCTCAAGTTATAACTTGGTTAATCTTGATATTAATATACAGTTGAACCCAAATTTATCTCATAATTTAGCTGGAATGTTTAGTACTTGTAATAACTTATCAAATGCAAGTATACAAAATATAATAAATTGGTTATTAACAACAGGTACGCCTAGTGGTACATATAGTTATATAAATAATACTGTTTCGAATAGTCCATTTTATAGAACTAAATATAACAATACATATTATCAAAATAGATGGAGTGAATTGACAGAGGCAGGTTGGAAATTTTAATGGAGGTTTGTGATGAGTATAGTAACAAATTTAGAAAGCATATATAATTTTAAACAAGATATTAAACAAAGTCTTGAAAATAAAATGATTTTTCCAAGTAATAATTTTTATAGTTATCCAAATTATGTCAGTAATTTGACTAATGTAACATATCCATCTCCTATGAATGATGAGTTTGTTTTTCTGACAGATGGATATTCAGCTGATATAACTTCATATAATATTGAAAATCACGTTACAGCTATATTAGATACTACATCTAATCTTATAAGAATGGGGTCATATTGTTTTTATTATTGGTCTAATTTAAGGTATATCGGTAATTTGTATTTACCTAATTGTAATTATGCTTCACAAATGTTTGCGTGGTGTCAAAATTTAAAAATTATACGAAGTCTTAGAATGCCTAATCTTGTAGGTACACACGCATTACTTCAAGGGTGCAGTAATTTAACAAGGATAGATAACTTTCAGATAAATGCAAATGTTACATCTGTATATGGAATGTTTCAAGGTTGCAGTAACTTAGAAAAAATACCATTTTTTGAAACTAAAAATTGTACTTCAATGGCTCACTTTGTATATTCTTGTAACAATTTGAAAGATATTAAACAGTATAACACACAAAAAGTAAATGATTTTACATCATTTGCTCGATATTCGAATAATTTATGTAATTCAGCTATACACAATATAATAAATATGTGTTTGAATAGCAATGTGACTAATGTGCAGAGAATGAATTAAATA